AGAGGGAGAGGGACCGGACCTTTACTCTCTCCTATAGTGGTCCCTAATAGAGATCGCTTATGAAGCCTTGGTTTTGGGAGTTGGTGTTTCTTATTTGTTGAGGAGTCATACCCATAGCAGTCTGAGAGATGGTGTTATTTAACAGGGAGGACCAGTTATCTGTGTGTATTGAGAGAAGTTCATCTTGCCTTCTAGCCATGTTAAGGTCTTCATTTTGAGCCATGTATTCAGTCCAGTAGGCGACTGCACCTGCAAGGGAATCTACGAGGTCATCGTGGACTAAAGAACCTCTATGGCGAGAGATACGAGATAGTTGGTAAACAAGTTGAAGTTTAAGTCTTCTTTCTGGAGTTTCTTGTGGGTTGGATCTGAAGTCTTTTTCTATCACTTTGCGGTCGATAATTAGTCGGTGAGAGTTCATAACAGGTTCGAGGGTATCAATTATTCGTAATTCTTTGGTCTTGTTATTTCTGATGTCTTCAATTTGGCAAGGGTGTATGCGTGAGATGAAAGGTTTAAGTAGTTCAGCAAACATTCCTCCTCCGAAGTTTTGTTCAATGAGAATAGTATTAATATTATTTTCCTTAGCTAGTCTTGATATTTTAAGCAGAACAGGGTCTGTATAGCCCCCAGACAGTCCTAAACACTCAGTAACGTATAAATTACCGTTGAGCATCTTAACGCAGCTTATAGCGGTTTGATCTTTACCTTTTCCTGAGGGGTCAACAAACATAACTGAGCCTGTGTATTCTATAAAGTCACCAAATTCTTGTGCAGGTCGGTAGAATCTGTCACCATTGAAGCCAACGCAGGGTAGATCTTGTATTACATATTCTGGATTGTTAGACCAAATAACTTTTTCTGGTGCAAATTCTTTGTTGATAGAAGCAATTACTAGGTCGTTTATTTTTAATGGGTATCTATCTTGGTCAGATAGGGTTGTATCTAGTTGGAATTGAAGGTTAAAACCAGAACGTCCGTAGGAAGCTTCACGTTCCATTAAATCTTGTGCTGAGAACCTTATAGGGTCTACAGGATCATTAGGCTTTACAAGCCCTTCTAGGAGTTCTTTCTGGATCTTAGGAGCAAGTCTATCTCCATAGTTATTTTTTAGCTCTGGATAACGTGCAGTCCAGATTCTAGTTTCATATCCACGTTCTTCTAAGGTTAGATATACAGAATTTTCTACTTGTGGTGTACCAAGGAAAGTAATCTTGCCATTTGGTTTTAGTATTGCTTCAAATTCTTTTACAGCTTCCGATAGCTTGTCTCTCATAGGTTGAGTAAAAGAATTATTAGGAACTTCTACGTCATCAGCAATAACTTCATCAGCCCTAGCACCAGACATCTGCCCTAAGACCCCTCTAGACGAACAGGAGGGTGCATGATCGGCTTGTGCTGGTTTTACATCAAAACTTACCTTACTGTTTCTTTGGTCATCTCTGGGAATCAATGGAGAAAGTATAGGCATCTCATTGATAAGACGCATGGTGAAGGTGGTAAAGTTATCTGCTCTGTCTTTACTGGCTGAGACAACTAAGAATTTAAGCTGTGGATTTATACGAAGTCTCCACACAACGTATGTAGAAGTAATCCAACTCTTACCTACACCTCTAAATCCCTGTATAATCTTACGTCTAGCACCATATTGTAGGTATTCAGCTATGTCTAACTGAACTGGTGTGGGGTCTGGTAGGTTTAGATGTCTCCAAGTAACGATTAAGAAATATCTAAAGTCTTGTAGTTT